CGATAGGATTTATTTTAACTAAAGCAGTTCAAGGTTTTGCGGCGGCGGTAAGAGGAGTTGCAAAAGCAGTAAAATTTTTAAGAGATAGATTTGAGGATTTAGCAGAAATATTAAATAGATTTTCTTTTGGATTAATAGATTTAAGAAAAAAACAAGATGAACTTAATTTAAGTGTTTTTGATTATCAACATCAATTACATAAAGCATATTCAACTGTATTGAAAACAAATAAAAGTTTAGTACAAACAAAAGATAATTTTATGAAAATATCTGATGTTATTAAAAAAGATATGGATAAACTAACTGACACAGCATTATTTGTTTCTAATATTTTAGAAAAAGGTATTAAGGGTTTTTCAAGAGGACTAGCTGAAGCGATTGTTTTAGGTAAAGAATTAAAAACTACGTTTAAAGATTTAGCAAGAACATTGTTAGTAGAAATTTTATCAACTATAATTGAAATTATTGCTAGAGAAACAGTATTGTTAGCAATCGAAAAAGCTAAAACAAAACAAAAAATATTACAATCATCATTAAGTGGTGGTGGTGGATTATTACAATCTATTGGTAAAATATTTGGTTTTGCTAAAGGTGGTGCAGTATCAAAAGGTCAGCCTGTAATTGTTGGAGAACAAGGTGCTGAACTATTTGTACCAAACTCATCAGGACAAATAACACAAGCCGCTAGAGGAACAAATGGTGGACAAACTACAGTTAATTTTAATATAAACACTTTAGATGCTTCTGGTTTTGATGAACTATTAATTAGAAACAGAGGAACTATTACATCAATAATAAACTCAGCAGTTAATGAAAGAGGGAGTAAAAACTTAATCTAATGTCAGGTGCTTTTCCAATATCTAATTCTAAATTTGAAACAATGGGCATCAAGTCTATTCAAAATACAATTATATCTAAATCACAATCTGGTAAAAAACTTGCTAGACAAATAGATGGTCAAAGATTTGGTTTTACTGTTCGTATTATTACAGGAACTAGAACAGATGTTTATGGAGAGTTGATGGCTTTTATTATTAAACAAAGATCAGGTAAAGAAAACTTTACAATATCTCCACCAGAAATAAAAAATGCAAGAGGAAACGAAACAGGAACAGTTTTAGTTAATGGTGTTCATGCAGTTGGAGATACAACGATTGCAGTTGATGCTCATGCAAATGATAATCCAAATGCTTTCAAAGCTGGAGATTTTATTAAGTTTGCATCACATGACAAAGTATATATGATTGTAGCAGATGTTCAGGCATCAAGTAACGCATCAACAATTACTATTGAACCACCTTTAACAACAGCACTTGCAGATAATTCAGCAGTAACATATGATAATGTTGCATTTACAGTACATTTAACAAATGATATTCAAGAGTTTGGTGCAGTAGGTACAGCTAAAGATGGTGCATTATTGTATCAATTTGAATTTGATGTAGAAGAATCTCTATAGTGAAAAAATATAAAATTACACACAAAATTACTGCTGATTTTATTGCTGAAGTGATTGTCAATGAAGATGAAATCGACACATCAATAAATGATCTAAAAGAATATAAGAAACCTAATAGCAAATTTAATTATACTATGTTAAAAGGTACAGAAAGTGTAACCCAAACTAACTACGAATTATATGACGAGAAGCCTGACAACAGCAGTAAAGAACGAACTAGCAACAAATGATATTAGGCCTGTTCATCTTATTACTATTGGCTTCGGCACTCCTGTTAATATAACAGATTGCTCATTTGATCTAACATCATCAGTATCAGGCTCATCAGTTACTTATTCTTCAAGTGATTTTATACTAGGTATATCTAATCATACTGAAGAAACAGATGTTACAAAATCCACAGTAAATCTAAACTTATCTGGTGCAGATCAAACATTTATCTCTACAGTATTAAATGAAAATGTAGTCAATGATAGTGTAACAATATTTAGAGGTTTTTTAGATGATTCTAATGCTTTGATAGCTGACCCAATGATGCTCTACAAGGGTAAAATAGAAAGTTTTGATATACAAGAAACTGATAAAGAAAGCATAGTAGGTTTATCTATAGTTTCACATTGGGCAGATTTTGAAAAAAAAAATGGTCGTAAAACAAACAATACATCACAACAAAGATTTTTTAGTGCAGATGTAGGTATGGATTTTGCATCACAAACAGTACAAGATATTAAATGGGGTAGAGCATAATGGGTTTTGGTAGTATTTTTAAAGCTGTAACTAAAGTAGTTGGATTCTTTAAAAACATGAATCCACTTGTATCTCTTGGAGTTACATTATTCTTATCATGGGCATTAAGACCAAAAGTTCCTGAAATAGAAGATTTTGGAACAAATGAATTTGATGATTTTGAACGAGGTATATTACTAAACAAACAATCTAATGACGCAAATATTCCTGTGGTTTATGGAGAAAGACTTATCGGTGGAACAAGAGTGTTTATGGAAACATCAGGCACAGATAATACTTATCTATATATGGCTATAGTCTTATCAGAGGGAGAAATAAATTCTATTGAAGAAATAAGAGTTGATGACAAAGTAGTTACATTTGCATCTGCATTTTCAGATGGCACAGCAGTAGAAGTTGGAAGCGGAGATAGTAATTTTTATAAAGATTCAGAAAGTTTAATTAGATTAGAACCACACTTCGGTACAGATGGTCAATCAGCATCTAGTTTATTATCCACATTATCATCTTGGGGAAGTAATCATAGACTAAGAGGTTTATGTTATCTTGCTATTCGTTTTAAATGGAATCAAGACGCATTTACAGGAATACCAAAAGTACAAGCAAAGATAAAAGGTAAAAAAGTAGTTTTTTATAATTCAAGTCTTGCGGCTCAAACTGCGGCTTTTAAAACTAATCCAGCATGGTGTTTATTAGATTATTTAACAAATGAAAGATATGGTAAAGGAATTGCAATTAGTGAAATAGATTTACAATCTTTTTATGATGCGTCAGTAGTTTGTGAAACACAAGTAACACCATACTCAGGTGCAAGTGATATAAATATTTTTGATACAAATGTTGCATTAGATACATCACAAAAAATCATTGATAATGTTAGAGAAATATTAAAAGGTTGTAGAGGTTATCTTCCATACACAGAGGGTAAGTATAAATTAATTATTGAAACAACAGGAACTGCGGCAATCACATTAACAGAAGATGATATTATTGGTGGATATAATTTATCTATTCCAACTAAGAATGAAAGATACAATAGAGTTATAGTTGGGTTTGTAAATCCTGAAAGAAATTTCCAAGTAGATGAAGTTCAGTTTCCCCCTATTTCGGATTCTGGCTTACCAAGTGCAGATCAACACGCAACTATGAAGACGGCAGATGGGGGGTTCTTGCTAGAGGGTAGATTTACATTCAAGACAATTACATCTCCATATCAAGCAGAGGAAATGGCAGAGATTATTTTAAGAAGATCAAGGGAAGCATTAACATTAGGATTAACTGTTAGCTTTGATGCTTATGATTTAGCAATAGGAGATATAGTAAATATTACACATAGTTCATTAGGTTTTTCTGCAAAAGCATTTAGAGTTGTTGGAATTACATTTAACGAAGATTTTACAATAGGTTTAGCATTAGTAGAATATCAAGCCTCACATTATACATGGGCAACAAAAGCACAAGTTAGTTCTACACCATCAACTAACTTACCTAATCCATTTACCATTCAACCACCAGCAAGTGTTATATTATCAGATACATTGATTGAATATAATGATGGAACTGTAATTGTAGCTTTAGATGTTGCTATAGGTGCTTCTCCTGATAGTTTTATAGATTTTTACCAAGTAGAATACAAACTAAGTACAGATTCAGATTTTATTATTTATGCACAAGGTTCAGGATTAAATCACAGAGTTCTTAACGTAATTGACCAAGAAACTTATGATGTAAGAGTAAAAGCTGTTAATACTTTAGGTGTATCTTCTAGTTATGTATCTGCACAAAGAAAAATTATTGGTGCAGTAGAACCACCATCAGATGTTACAGATTTTTCTTGTAATATTGTAGGACAAGAAGCACATCTAGGTTGGGAACAAATACCTGATTTAGATTTAGCATTTTATAATTTAAGATTTAGTAAAGAAACTGATGGTAGTGCAACATGGGAAAACTCGGTAGCATTGGTAGAAAAAATATCAAGGCCAGCAACATCTATTTCTGTACCAGCTAGACAAGGTACTTACTTAATAAAAGCAGTAGATAAATTAGGAAACTTTAGTTCAAATGCTACGGCTATTATTTCAAATGTTGTAGGTGTAACTAATTTTAATTCAGTAGCGACACAATCAGAACACCCTAATTTTACAGGAACTACAACTAATGTAATAGTAGATGGTAACACATTAAAATTAGATTCATCAGAATTGTTTGATAGTGGTAGCGGAGATTTTGATGATGAAACTTCAAGATTTTTTGATTCTGGTGTTGCAAATGCTGACTTTTTTGCAAGTGGTAATTATTTATTTTCAGATGTAATAGATATTGGTGCTAAACATACAGCTAGAATTACAGCTTCATTATCTCAATCTTCTGATAATCCTGATGATTTATTTGACAATAGAAGTGGGTTGTTTGACACAAGTTCTTCTAACTTTGATGGAGATACACCAGCTAATGCAAATGCACATTTAGAAATAGCTACATCTGATGACAATGTAACTTACACATCTTTTCAATCATTTGTAATTGGAGATTACACCGCTAGATTTTTTAAATTTAGAGTAGTATTGATTTCAAGGGATTTAGCTTCGACTCCTGTTGTATCAGAAGTATCAGTAACTATTGATATGGTAGATAGAATATTTAGCGGCAACGATATTGTTTCTGGTGTTGGAACTAAAACTGTAACATTTACAAACCCATATAAATCTGTTAATTATGCACTAGGAATTACAATGGAAGATGCAAACACAGGCGACTTCTTCACAGTTTCTAACAAAACTATAAATGGTTTTGATGTATTGTTCAAAAATTCTAGTGGAACAAATGTATCAAGAACATTTGATTTTATTGCAAAAGGGTTTTAAAAGGAGTATAAGAAATTATGGCACAACACGATTTTAATATAGCAAACCAATCTTTCCCATCATTTAGAAGTGATCTAAACAACGTATTAACTGCGATTAATACATCTCAGTTAGGAACATCAGCACCAAGCACAGCCGCACAAGGCACACTTTGGATTGATTCAGGTACATCAGGACAACTAAAACTAAAACTGAATGATGGAACAGATAATATAGAATTATTATCAGTAAATATATCAACCAACGCAGTATCAAGCAATATGTCGGTTACAGGAACAATATCAGAAACTGACCCTAATGCTTTACCACTTGCAATAGCTTTAGGATAAGGAGAACAGATGGCAAATACCTTTAAAGTAAAAACAAATGGTGCTATGCCAGCAAGTGCTGGAACTCCATTAACACTCTACACAGTTCCAAGTTCTACAACAACTGTAGTTATTGGTTTAACACTTTGTAATATCCACACAGCGGCTGTAACTGTTGATGTTCAATTAGTATCAGACACATCAGATACAGAAACAAATGAAACAGTTTTATTAATTAAAGATGTAAGTATTCCAGCTGGGTCATCATTAGAAGTTTTATCTGGTGGAAAATATGTATTACAAACAACAGATATTTTAAAAATAGATTGTTCAGTTGCGGCTAAGATTGATGCAACATTATCAATATTAGAAATAACATAGGATAACCAATGGCATTTATTGGAAA